GCCTAACATAGGCGTATCCATCAAATCTGGAACGCAGGAACATTAATTGTTCCCAGTTTTACGTCTTGACGAGTGGCTCTTAATTGTCCTACTCGCTGGACGGTTTACATTACCGGTTTTCTCCGGGTGTGCTCCCCTGTAAGCGTTGTTCTTCCTAACGCGATACTTGCGCTTGGAAGAAGACCCATCACTAATAGATGAGTTGCTGACGCTCCTACCATTCTTGGGAGGATTTCCGACCTTCCCGTGTACGTCGCCGCCGACCACTGCTAGACCATTGTCTACAACAGGCTCCGGACTGGGCGCGAACCTCGGGGGACTCAACAACCCCTCTTTGGGAACGTTGGCTATCCAGTCAACGAACCCTTCACCATCGAAGTCTGGGATCTGTTGAAACAACAGATCGTTCATCCAGCCCTCGTAAGTGTTCGGGTATTGGTTCTCTTGATCTATATCAGAGTTCCAGATGTTGAGAATGTTAGCGTACTTGTCCTTACTCAAGGGATAGTATTCCAACACCTTCCGCACAAAATCGCCTATCACTGGCGTGTGCTTGTCGGTCAGGTAGAAAGCAAATGCTTTCTCTCTCAGCTTATCGGTGTCCTTGACACGACTGCTGAGCGCGACTGTTACGTGAAACTTAGACAGCTGACGGCGTATGTCACAACAAGAGTTGTCACTGCCTTCACTGCCAAACCAAACATCGGGCCCGTAATATCTGGATAAGAAACTGACCCCAACCAGGCCACGTTTCGTTCGTTCACAGGTCAACACCTGTCCCATCATGCTAGCGGCTCTCTCTGCCGACTGCTTGCATTGGTCCGCCGTTATTCCGTCATCTCCTCCATAAAGACCCAGTCGTCCCCACGACTCCCTAGCATCCAGGAATGAAGACCCCTCCCGGGTCATCCTGAATCCTAAGAATGCGATAAACGCATTGAGGATGGTATTGAAGGCAGAAGTTTCAGCCGACCCAGACGCTCGCGCATCGCGGGAATTGTAATTAACCCCGTGACGCGTTTTGCATCTGAGTCCGGTTTGGCTCTTCATCAATTTCAAAAGCGCAAGAACGTACCTAGGACCAAACAGGGCGACCATAAGGCGCCTCTCAAGCGTCCGGGCAAGTGCATCCACTCTCCCGTCTTGACGTGAGAAATCAGTGTTGTCCGCATGTGACTTGGCCCTTCCGCAGATAATTGCAACCTCTGCTGCTACCTGTTTCGGGGTCTTGCCAAATGCGTACCACTTCATCTGTTTCAGTTCATCTGCCACCGCATATATGAACTGTGAATAGGCCATTTTATCAACACCATTTATCATAGTGATGGCCCTCGGGTCATTGACCTTCGGGTAGGCTTCGTTCTTTTGCATGACCTGCGCCTTGTTAGTAGCAGATCCATGCTGCGCCTCGTCTAGAATTCGACGTTGAGACGGTCGGCTTTGCCTCGCGTAGACCTCCTCCACTTCCACTGGGTGCAACATCCCGGTGTGGCTGACGAAGAGTTCAACGAACTCTTTCATAACAGTATCCAGGAGTGGTGTTATAGTGCGAGCAGTATGTCTCAACTCCTTCACACGCTTAGTAACCATCCTTTCATCATTGTTACGGCATCTGTCTGGGACAAATGCTCCGTCATAGAGGGGCCTCATAAAGGCTACCATTGCTGGCTTCTCAGGCTCGTAATCCTGATACGTCTTCAGCCATTGATAACCGCGAACACCATCGACTAAGTCAATGTGCGCGGCTCTTGGCACTCCACGGAGGTGGTACTCTAGTAACACTTCCGAACCGGTAAAATCAACGCATGACTGGTCAGCCTCAGATACATTAGCTGCCATCTTTGACTTGACTGTTGCATGCGTGATTTTGTTCGTCATGCGAGCAGTTGAAGCAATAGCTTCGTCCACTTGCACGGGAACGTTAGCAGCCAAATGGCCACCAACTCGTGCGGTTGAGACAGTTACCCCGTCGGTTCCCTTAACTTGAACTCGTACGAAGTCTCCATCCACTGGATTAAACCGCTCTAAATGAGCAGTTCGAGCACGACATAAGCCAATCCATGCATGCACCCCCGTAAACTTGGACAGGGGTGCTAGCAGGATAAGCTGGTGATCTTCATCAACGTATTTACGCTCCACAGAGAAAACGCTATACGTGATTGGGATACACCCTAGTATGGTGCGGGTGGCTCCTACGGAGTCACCTTTCCAGTTCCACACGTGGTGATTGTAATCACCACCACCGGCTACGTTGTATTTGACCTTCCCATCTTTTCCAAAGACATAGGAATACTCCCCGTCGGCTTTGCCGGCACGACTGGGTTGGAAAGTGTAAAGCACAAGCGGTCGGAAGTTCCTTGAGAGGTGGCGGGGCATGTCAACATAGTAATCTACATCAATCATGGCCGTCAAATCTCCCTCTTCTTTCTCTACTTGGCTTGGTCCAACGTTAAGGTCCTTTCCCCAACGATAGTGGCGCGTATGAATGCGTCCACGTTTCTTGTCAGCGGCGGAACCTTGGAGGTGGATAGTTCTGAGACCCTGAGCCGGTCCCAAAAGATCCACGAAGGCTGACGCAGAGGAGCGTGCAGCGGCCGATTGGCCGTGCGTATGATTTACCACAACGGGCAAATGGCTCAACTCTAGGTCAGCGAAAGCACTGCGGAGCTCACGCGACTGTAACGCATAGCTCCTGCAATTCTGGCTCAATTCCCGCGAGAGAGACACTTCAATGTGTTCCTCATAGGAAGAGCTGCCAAAGCAAACACCGAAACAGTCACGGGCGAAAGCAATTGGCACAGAGTAAAACGACATGTTACTC